GAACTGTGAAAGACTCAAGCTAGCACGTTCAATGTACGACATGGGCATGAAAGTTGCTGCAGTTGCAGTTATGTGCCAAGATGAGCGAATATTTACAGCAATGCTAAATGCCGGAACGCCTTGCCCAGTGGATGGAAAGATCGGCGACCAAGCTCGTGAAATTTGGGAAGCAGATCCAGCACGCCAGCCACAAAAAGTAAAAAGCAAGGACTAACCCGTGAAAACGCTGGTTAAAGTCCTACTAAGTTGTCTGCTAAGCTATTCATTAGCGCACGCACAAATAGTAACACTGCCAATTCCGGGCAGTCCATTGTCGTTAAATGTTATAGCTAATCCACAACCACTACAGAATATAAATAATAACCCAGCAGCTACTAATTACCAACTATGGGACGACGGTTGGGCAAACGTTCCTCTGCCTTTTAACTTTCCTTTCTTTGGTAGAACATTTACTGATTCTACCATGTACAGTAATGGGGCAGTACAGTTTGGACCTTATAATTCTGGAAATAACACATTTTGCTGTAGTGGCATTACAATTGATCGAAATACTCCGGCTGCATATAATTATAGTATCCTAATGATGCAAACCGATATGTATGGATCAACAGGTTCCAATCATTACTCATTAGGTACTAGTAATACTATGACTTATGGCTGGTACAACGTAGAACGTTTAGGAGATCCTGCTAACAAAACTAGTTTTGAGTTAAAGATTGACAGTTCTGGTGGTATTGATATGCGTTGGACTGGTGCGCTGATTACCATGAATACACCTGCTGTTGGCGTGATCGGAAACGCATCGCAAGGGGAATTTGCAGTTATTCAGCAAGGCAGCACTGGTCAAAACTTTACTATTCCAGGATTGACTCAGTTAACTACTGGTCCCGCACCTGAAATAGTTGTTGATCCTTGTGTAAGCAACCCCCTACATTCTCAAACTTGTAGTGGATACGCAGCAGCTTACCTAGTACAACAATGTTCTGCTAATCCTCTGTATTCAGTTAACTGTTCTGGGTACCAGGCCGCTTACACTTCACAACAGTGTAGTGTAAATCCACTATATAGTACTAGCTGTACTGGTTATCAGGCGGCTTACTTTGAACAACAGTGCTCTGCCAATGCCCTGTACAACAGTGGCTGTCCAGGATATGCTTCGGCTTACCTAAACCAACAGTGTAGCATTAACCCACTGTACTCTACTACTTGTTCAGGATATGCACAAGCATATAAGGCACAGCAGTGTAGACTTAATGCTCTTTACGCTACTGATTGTCCAGGATACGACGTAGCTTACTTAAATTCTAGATGTATTATAGATTCACTGTACAGTAATAAATGCGAAGGGTATGCTACTGCATATGCTATAAAATATCTTACACCTAATATAGACTCCAATGCTGTGAACTCATCGCTGTCTAACACAGCAGCTGTTAAAGCCAACGATCCAGCAAGTACGCCTAGTACTACTGTTGCTTCCGATGGTACTGTTTCAACTGGCGTATCTGCAACTGGCGACGCTAACATTGACAAAGTTATAGCTCCAAAAGCAGCTTCGGCTGCCGCAAGTTCTCCTGCAGCTCCGGTACAGTTGGTATCTGCTGGTCCTGCGCCTGCGGCTCCAGCACCAGAGCAAAAGCCCGAAGCAAAACCAAATAGCAATAATAATCAGCAAGCACAGTCTAGTAACGAGCCTTCTGGTCCAAAACCAGCACCTACTGCCAGACAAGAAATGCAAGCTAAACGTGAAGCAGCGGCAAAAGCAAAAGCTGCTGAAACAGGCAAAGCTTTAGCACAAGATGTTGGAAAAGCCACTGATATGGAGCAGCAAAAACAAGTACAAAACTTAGTTATTCAAGCCATGGGATATACCCCAGGTTTTGATTCCTACTCTAAGGTAACTCTACAAGATGTAGTTGGGTACAAGCCATTTGTAGTTTATGGTAATCAAAAAACTACTGACAATCGTGCTAATTTAAAACTATTTAGTGGTAACGACGCACTACATAGTAAAATGGTAGACTTACAGTACAAAGGAAACTAATATGTCTCAAGAAATAAAAAGTGTCAACGCAAAAATAGATGACATGGAGGCCGCAGCAAAGAAATACGCTAGTAAAGATACCGTTATTAGTATTGGTGGTTATGAGTTTACACCAGCAAAATTAATGGTAGCATTTACCTTAGTAAGCTCTTTGCTTGGTGGATTGTATGGTGCCTTTGAGGTATACAAAGACTATCAAGGCATGAAAAAGAAAATTGCTGAATATATAGCACCTGACCTAAGCGAGTTCGACAAACGACTAGCAGTTGTAGAAGAAAACTCGCAAAAGACCAGCGACTATACTCGTGATATTAAAAACGATCTAAAAACTGATTTGCGACGTAACGAAAGTGTAACTGAGCAAATTGAGCGTAGTGTTAAACAGGCACAACGAGAAACAGAGCAAGACCTAAAAGCTGCTCAAAAGGATTTACGACTAAACTTAGATCGTAACAGAGATGATATGGATAAACTAAAGCGCGACTTAGAAGCTAAACTAGATCGCCTAAACAAGTCTGTGGATGATAAAATCCAAAAGGCAATCGACAACCCACTAGCTGGAAAGTAAGATGAATGATTTAAAGATGATAAGATGGTTGTTAGTAGTACTGCTGCTAATACCGCTTGGTATATGGCTTTTTGGAGGAGATCGTTTTCGATATCCTTGCCAAGACCCAGAAAATTGGGACAAACCTATTTGCCAAAAGCCTGCTTGTGATGTTACACGCACTTGCCCAGAACACGTGTTTAAAGGACAGCGCGATCCACGCCTAGGCCCACCCGAAGAACCTCAGAACATTCTAGCTAAACAGCAGATCAGTAAATCAGACAAAGGATGCCCTAATGTCAAGTAATAACAGTTTTATTTATACCGATGAGCAACTAATGGCTCGTCTTAAGTTCTTTATTGGTGTTTGCTTAGCACTTACACTAACAGGAATTGTGTTTGTGGTGTTATTCTCACTTATTTTTGTCACACAACCGCTAAACGCTATTAGTCCAATCGACCAAAAGTTTTTTGAGCTAATTGTTCCTATTGCAACATTCCTAACAGGTACACTAAGTGGTATTATGTTAGCTGGTGGTAGTAAAGAAGAAGTAGACGCTAGCATTGCACTAATGAAGCAAGCACAGGATAACGCAGCCGCAGCAGCAAAAACCAGCTATGTTCCTCCACCAGTAAAGCAAGATCCAGTATTTTCTACTACGCCAGGATTTAACGGCACCAGCGCCGTACCCTCACAGGTTATTATGATTAATGGTAAGCCTGCTCCACAACCTGCACCACAACCGGAAATTTAATATGAAAAATGTATTTTGGGCTATCTTAATGGCATTAGGTATTTTTGCAGTATCTTACAATAACCCTGCCTTTGCAGCTGAAACTAAAAAGGTGTGTATAAAACAAACCGATCCTAAGACCAAAAAGGAAAAAGAAGTTTGCCGACAAGTAAAAGTACACGAAAAGCTTGAAGGTACAAAAGTACCAGACAAAAAGGCTAAGTAAATTTTTAATTGACACCAGATCAATCTCGTGGTAGAATTAGTGTCTACCCGAGATTTTACAAACCAACAAGGAAGTACATGGCAAGAAATAGTGGTAAAACCCATCGCACCTTTCCAGCAAAGAAGTCTAGCAACCGCCCTTCGCAAGAAGAAAAGTCTAGGCTGCGCAGTGAGAAACACGCTGGTAATAGCGAACCTGTCCCTCAACGCAATTATACCTTTAAAGAAGTTCAACCACTAAACTTCGTACAAGGTGAGTATCTTGATGCTATTAAAAACAATGATGTTATATTTGGTATTGGCAGCGCCGGTACTGGTAAAACATATATTGCAGCCAGTTACGCTGCATCAGAGTTATTTCACAAGCGAATAGATAAAGTTATCTTAACCAGACCCAATATTGAAACCGGTCGAGGATTGGGCTTCTTGCCTGGTACCTTAGAAGAAAAGTATGCCCCGTACTTACTGCCTTTTGATTCTATATTCAGTAAAGCACTTGGAAAAGGGTTTTATGAATACTGCTTGAAGTCAAAAGATATTGACCCTACTCCCTTAGGATTTTTACGTGGCACTACATTTGATAACTGTATTGTATTGGTAGATGAGGCACAGAACTGTACTCGTGAAGAGATGAAAATGCTCTTGTCACGGATTGGTAAGAACTGCAAAATGATTTTTAGTGGCGACACTGAACAATCAGATATTCCTGATTCAGGTTTAGAAGATGCAGTAGATAGGCTAGAAGGTATTAATGGTATTGAGGTTGTAGAATTCCTCGATGAAGATATTGTACGTAGTAAGATGTGTAAACAAATTATTATGGCTTATAGGAATTAATTATGGCAGAAACGTATACGCCCACAGAGGGCATGGCCACAGCAGCCAAACGAGCCCTTAAGTGGAAAGAAGAAGGCAAGCCTGGTGGAACACTAGTTGGACTTGCCAGAGCTAATCAACTAAAAGATCGTGAACCACTAAGCGGAACCACAGTACTACGCATGTACAGCTTTTTTAGCCGACATGAAGTTGATAAAAAAGCCACTGGATTTAACAGTGGCGAAGAAGGCTTTCCAAGCAAAGGGCGTGTTGCCTGGGACTTGTGGGGCGGAGATGGTGGGTACACTTGGAGCTCACAAAAGCGTGATCAAATCATGCGTGAGCGTGAAGACTCCAAAGAGTTGGAAATGGCAGCTGGATTACTGGCTTCTTCAGACGGCTAATAAAAAAAGCCCCTAACTAGCAATAGTTAGGGGCTTTTTTCATGGTTGCATTGTTGAATATAACATCCATCCGTGTTTACGGTGGGCATCAATGCGTTCACTTATAAATGCACATATTCCAGGTTCGTTTTCACGTTCTGCTAAAGCATATGCAATTAGTAGTTCTTCATGAACTTTGCCGTTGTCTACGTAAAGCACTCGCAGCATTTCGTTTTTAGGTAATACTTCTAGCGTATCCATAATTGCCGAGTGTTCTGCTAGTTGTGTGAAACTAGCAGGCACATAACATCTAAAAGCACGCAAGTGTTCAGCAAAATCGTCCAACTCATCATCTACCTCGTCGTAGATTTTACCAAACAATTTGTGGTATTCTAAAAAGTCCGAGCCAGTAACGTTCCAGTGAAAGTTCTCGGCTTTAACCAAAAAAGCATATGTTGTTGCAAATGCACGTTTAAGTGCAAGTTTTAGTTCTTCCATTTTTTATCCTTATACTGTCCACCAATTATTACCATTACTTATTATGTTAATACTTTGATAGGGGGTTGTCATAGTACTAGAACTAGTACCATTTATTAGCGATCCACTTGCTGGCTTTATAGTAAGCTTTCTGTTACCAACAGGTGCACCATACTGTAGTTTTATTACAAATTCTATTCCATCCGGCGGATTTTTAGGCAGTGTTAGTGTAGCCTCGTCCTCTATATCAGCGCCTATATAAAAATCAGTTAATTCGGCACTGTAATCTTTGCGTATGGTGATTGTAGCAACTGGACCACAGTCACCACTTGGTCCAGCAGGTCCTGGCGGTCCAATTACAGATCCGGCGTTAATAATTGTACCATCAGATAGTGTTATAAATAAATCGCCTGGGTTAGGCGATACACTTGCATCTACTATACTTACCCCACCTGTACCTGGCTCACCCTGTGCACCAGTTGGCCCAACATCGCCCTGTGGTCCAGTTGGTCCTTGAGGACCTGCAGGGCCCGGTGGCCCTGGTTGCTGTGGTGCTGTATAGTTAATTATGTCTATGTCATCTATTGGATTTACAGGTATGTGTGGAAACATTGGCCAGCCAAAAGGCATTAATTGTTGTTGCATACTATTTCCTACAAAAAAGCCCCCACAACTTGTGGCTGTGAGGGCTAGACTAATTAACGAATGTTTGTATTAGTATTAGCTGGGTTAGCGGTTAGTGTACCACTTCCAACGTTAATTGCTTCGTTTGTTGAACGAATTTGTTGACCTAAGCCCCAGATCAGATTGGCTAGTTGACCGTACTGAGCTTGCTGTTGTTGCTGTTGTTGCATCTGGTTGATGTTATTGGTTGTTGTAATTTCAACACCACGAGTAGCAGCGCTTACATTAGCCTGTGAACGTAGTTCGATTAGCGCAGCATTAGCTTCTGCTAGTTGACGATTTAGTGTGGCTTCGTACTGCTGTACAATTAGCGCACGAGTCTTATCGCCATCAGCACTAATGTCCTTGCTTAGCTCATAACGGTTTTCCATAACGTTTTGCTGGATTGCGTTCTGACCTTGCATTAAGGCAACACTATTAGAGTTGATAATGTCTTTTAGACCATCAACACGAGAAGCTAGTGAGCTAGTAATGTTGTTTAGTTGAGTTGTAATGCCAAGTGTTTGTGTAGCTTGTGAAGCTTCCATCGCAGCTGTTGAAACAGCCACAGATTTATCTACAGCACCAATTCCTTGCATTAAATCCATGTTTGCTTGGTTTTGTTCTGGAGGGTTGCGTAGTACTGCACCGGCT